TAAATGTTAACTCCATTGTAGCGATTTCAGTTCCAGATCCTGTGCTTGGGGCTGTTGCGGTATCAGTTCCATTCATAAAATATGTTAACATAGTCGTATGATCTTTAAAAGCTATTGATGCTGTGAAATTGTATTCTCTTTGTTTGGCAATATTTCTAGTTTCAAATCTACTCCCAATCCCGTAAAGTGTTTCACTTGAATTGTTAATAGTTAACTCAAAACTTTGAACTGCTGCTAAACTTGTTCCATCTGGCATTTCAATACTTCCATGTGCAAATGTGAAAACTGGTTCTACTTCTGCATTATTTGAGATTTTAGTTGTTCCTAAAGTTTCATATCTATATGCGCCATCTAAAGTAAACTTAACTGCCTCATCAACTGCTGCTGTAATCGTACAAGTTTCTACTTTACAACCAATTAGTGTTGCTAGGAAATCTGTTGTTCCTAATTCAAAACTAGATTTTAAAGAAAAACTAGGCGGACTATTTGCTTCTGTATATGTGTGAGTGTAAGGATCTGATCCTCCATCTGAATTTGCGCCTAAAACTCCTAATAACCAATAAGCATTTGCTAAACTTCCATTAACGGTAAATTTTCCTCCATATTGCTTATTTATAGTTGCAGTTGCATTTCTTGCACCAACTCCAAAAATCCTTTCTGCATTATTACTTCTAGTTACTGATATATCAACTCCATGTCCAAAAGGCATATATGTTTCATCACTTGCGGTATGACTTGCTGCAGCTAATGCCCAACCATCTTGATCCTCAAAAGCGAATAAACCTACTGATTCTGCTCCTGATATATAATTCTGTGTCATTGTTTTTTAACCTCCCTTAATTTAATTTGTCTCTTACGAGTATTTCCTTTAATTTCTTGTTTTAAGCCTTTCTGAGGCGTTTTCTTTGGTTTTACTATTGAATCTACCTCTTTTTGAGATAGTTCTCCCTTTGCTAATTTGGTCATTATTTTTTTTAATTCTTTTCTATCTATCATTTTGTATCTACATTAAACATTCCAACTAAATCTATATTTTTTGACATTATTTCGTCTTTTTTATCTGGACTATTAATTGTCGGTCCGATTAATATTGGTTTAATAAAATTTAAGTAATAAAAGTTTTTTGCATTTGTGACATATAAATCTTTAATTGTTTGAATATAATCATCTAAATCAGCAGATTTGTTTGCATAAACTACGATTGTAAAAGTTACATCTGAAATAAAATCTTCTCCTCCGATTCCAAAAGCATCAATTGGTACATTTAAAATTTCTACTGCAATTCTTGGATAGGAATTTATTGTTAGATCATCTCTTGGAAAGTCTGGATATATTTTATCTGATCCATAATCGTGTGAAACAACATAAGCTCCTGTTTGATTTGATTCAAAAGTAATAACACATCCATTTGTGTGCTTATAATCAACTGTGTAATCTGTTCCTAAAGATTTTGAAACTGTTGCAATCGTTATACTTCTAATGTTTTTTACGTTTGTTCTTGAAATTGTAATTGTGTCAGAATCAGATAAAGTTCCAGTTGCATTTACAGTTGTTACTCCTCTCTGAGTAGTAGTAAAAATATCTTGATTTTTTAGAAAATCTGTTTGCTCTTGCTTTATACTTGGTATGTTCATTCTCTTGAATTTTTTAAGTCTCTTGACTATCTGTTTCAATCATCAAAAGTATTTAAACATTATTGTTTAAGAATCTCTTCAAAAATTATTATGTTTAATTTGTTTTGAATTGTGTTTCGGACAAAGGGATTTGGTCTTGTTCCAGGATGATGAACTTCTTTTCCAAATATTTCTCCTTTCTTTTTATTTGCTAAAACTTTTTTATCTTTTGGTTTAATAATATGTGGAGGAGTTCCAAATTCGATATACTTTCCATAATCTGCCATCCAAATAACTAATCCCTCATTTGTTTCTTTTACTTTAATTGAATTAACAAGTCTACCAGTATCAACTGGACAAACTAAGATTAGTTCATTTTGAATTCTCCGAGCTATTGATGGCAAACATTCCTTTAATTTTTTTTGTATTTCTTCCATCTTGTTCTTGCTCCCCAAGTATCTGTTTTTTTATGGCATTCTTTACAAAGAGTTCTGCCATTATCAATAGCAAATCTTAACTCTGGGTAATCTGCAAATGGTTTAATGTGATCTGCTTGAATTTTTATTTTACTTCCACACCAAATACATTGATAATTATCTCTTAAGAAAACTGCCCTTCTCCATAATTTATATTCTAAAGAATTTCTTATTTTTTTATTTATTTCAGTTAACCCCCCTTTCCACATTGGATTTTTTTCTCCAGTTGTTTTAGGCATTTTTTTATTTTTATTCCAAGCCAATCTTCCTTTTCCAGCAATACTTAATTTTCTTTTATGTTCCATAGTTAATTTTTTCCCTTTTGAGGATTTACTCATTTTTTCTTTAGATTCTTTTGTATGTTTTTTTCCTTTAATCCATGGAATTACCCCTTTCTTAAATTCTGATTTTGGACTCCTTCTCATCCCCTTAAATATTTTAGAAAGAGATTCTGAATTTCTTTTAACACGTTCATCAGTTTCTTTTGTTAAACCTTTATTCCATGCAACTCTAACTTTTTTAATTTCCATAATTAATTAAAGACCTTCTAATTTAAAAAATCTTCTATTTTCATTCATCTTTTAAATAATATAGCATAACAACTTGAAATACCGATGTTCCATTGAAATCTCTTATGCTTACTTTGTCTACTCTATAAACTATAGAATTATAGGTTATTTTATCATATTTGTTTAAAGTTGCATCTGGTTTAATGAAAACTCTTGCATCCCATAATTCTGTTAATCCAGGTTTATCTAGTGAATAATTTTTATTGTATGGATCAAACACAATATCTATATTTTCGTCTGTTCCGTCTGTATATGTTTTATCTCCAGAATAATCTGTTTCAACTGTTACAGGAGTTCGAACTGCTACAACTCCAAAATCTCCAAGAGGCCCATTAGTAAAATCTGTTCCTAAACTTGGAACCGTTGATTGATAGTACTGAATAATAATTGCTAAATCGTCCCAAAGTGGATTTAAAAATGTTATTTCAGTTCCAGAATTTTTATGTGATACTGTGTATTCTGTTGTTAAACTTAAAGCTAATCCACTTACATATAGTAAAAATCCATTTCCAGTGGTATTTCCAGTATTTGCTAGAGTTAAAACTCTGTTTAAATCTCCTGAACTTCCTGAACAATCTGCTCCAGTTTTGTTTTCTGTTGTTACTTTCATTTTATTAAACTCCCATCTCCTAATTTAATATTGTTTGGCATCCTTCATAATTACATCTATATTTATTAGTTTTAGTTTCTTCTTCAACATATTTTTCAACATCTTCAATAGCTTCAACAGCTTCTTTAATTATTGTTCCCTTTTTACACCAATAATTTTCTGTATTACTTGAATTATAAACATCAAAACAAATTTCATATCTTACATTTGATTGAGTTAGACATTTATAATATCCTTCATGTTCTCCAATATCTTCGTAAACCCAACCAGCATGACAACCTGTTTTAGTCCCTAAATCCTGAATATAGATTGTTGTTCCACCACTTAAAAAAATAATTAGTGTTATTATTCCTGCTATTATTTTTTTGCTCATTTTATTCATTTTATCACCCCCATAAATTTTTTAATTTTATCCTTTGGAATTTTTGATACTTTCTTTATGTTATCTAAAGGTACATTTATTATTTTCTTTATGTCAGATGTAGTTCCTCCTACTGTATAATCTACAACTACATAAACTTGTGTGCACTGGCACTCCATTCCAATTTTTCCACTCGTACTATTATATAATGAAACACCAATTTGAAGTGCATCAATATCATCCCAAGTCCAATCAGCTGGACCGACTGGATTTTGTGTCCAAGTTTGAGATTTAGTTACCCACGTACCAGTCTTATTAGATTGGTCAGTTCCTTCTGTTATTGTGCTATCTGATTTTAAAACTGCTTTTCCATGTCCTACTGCTGCATCAGCACCATATATTCTAAAATAAATGGTAATATTATTAATTGTTCCAGAACCTGAGTGAGCAGGCAAATTATATAAATCCCTTGTCCATACTTCATAAGCTCCAGACGCTCGAATTTTTGTTGTATCATCATCAGGAGTTGCTACAGGGTCATCTATTGATTGA